GCGAAGCAGAGCAGCGGAACATGATGGGGGCGTCCGCATATGAAGCCTGGAAAGACGGCAAGTTTGAGCTTACAGACATGGTAACACGGCGGCATGATGACGTGTACGGCGAGATGCTGGCACGCACGCCGCTTGAACAACTAATAGAGAAATAATTGGAGGATTAACATGACAGAAGAAAACCCTAAAACCGAGATGGTTGAAGGTGCAGCGCAGGACGTTGCAACGGTGGTTGATGAAAACCAGCCTGAAAAGTTTGACGAGGCGCGCGCGATGGAGCTCATCCGCAAGCAGCGTGAAGAACTGAAGCAGGCAAAGAAAGCGGCAGCTGAACTGGAACGCTATAAGAAAGCGGAAGAGGAACGCAAGCAGGCGGAAATGTCAGAGACAGACCGTTTGAAGGCGGAACTCGAACGCGCTCAGAGCGAACTAAAAGCGAAGACCGTACGCACAATGCAAATCGAGGTGGCAGCTAAATTAGGCTTACCGGCTGCGTTATCTGACAGACTTCACGGCGAGACGCTGGAAGAAATGGAAGAGGATGCGAAGGCGATCTTAGAGGCGTTGCCCAAACAAAAAGCCGCACCGAACACGGGCGCTACTAATCCAGGCGAGAAAGCGGGAAGTGGTGACGATTTTGAATCTGCCCACAAACGCTGGAAAGCCGGCGAGAAGCAGCCAAACCCGTTCTTAGGCGGCGGCGTAGTGTTCCCCCCTACCGGAGGGAACTTTTAGGAGATTGACTTATGGCTAACGAAGCTACTTATGATGGGATTAAAACCCTTGTAGCAAACGTCTACAACAACGCTATTCACGCTGCTGTTGAAGGCAACGTAATCAGTCCGCACATTGAAGTGTGGCAGGACTCCGACTCCCCAGCACCGCGCGTGTTCGGTTCCTATTCGGGCGGCACGTTCCTTGCGGTTGCTGAATCCGCAGACAATGCTGCTCAGGCTTTCAACGCCGCATCGAGCGGCACATTGACACCTGCCGTTTACGCGCAGATGATCGAAATGACCAACCGCCGCTTACGCGCAGAACCAGGACGGGCACAGCGAGAGGCTGGCATCCACTTAGGCAATACCCTTGCTTCAGCAGTTGACACTCAACTGGCAGGCTTGTTTGACGACCTGACCGGCGGCACTGTTTACGGCGGTGGTACTGCTAATGTGGGTGGTACTTTGTCTTGGGCAAACATCTTTTACGCTCAAGCGGTATTACGCACTAAGAAAGTGGGTGCACCTTACACCTGTATTTTGCATCCGGTGCAATGGTACTACCTGACTTCCGCTTCATCCGGCGTGCCAACTCTCATGCAGAGCGAGGCAATCAAGGACAGCGTGGTCGGTACATTCTATCAAGCCAGTTTTGGCGGTATCGACTTCTATGTTGATGCCAATATCACTTCCGGTACTGCTGCGGTGGGTGCTATGTTCACCCGCGATGCAATGGTATTGGACATCCGTCAACCGTTCAAGATCGAACCGCAATACTTTGCGAAGATCAGCGGTAATGGCGGCTGGGAATTGAACGCGTCAATGGAATATGCCTATGGCGTATACCAGCCGACTCACGGCGTGACCTTGATGGGCACGTCTAAGTAACATCTGACTTGATGGGCAAGGATAGGGCGTATACCCCGACAAACGGCATGCTCCACCGCTTCCTTGCCCTACTGGAGCGCAAGCTGGAGGCTTGAAAAAGACATGAGAATCAACTGGTTTAGCAATTCACCCGCAGCCGCGACCGGATATGGCTGTCAAACGAAAATATTCGTACCGCGTCTGGCAAAACTGCTCGACGGCGGCATTTCTGTAACTGCGTTCTATGGCGTTCAGGCGGGGGTACTGAATATCAACGGAATCAAAGTCTACCCGTCATTCAAGCACCCCTACGGGCAGGACGTTATCGGCGCGCACGCAACCTGGGACAAGGCCGACGCGATTGTGACGCTCCTGGACGCGTGGGTGATAGAGAATCAGAACATTGACGTGCCCTGGTTCCCGTGGTTCCCGGTTGACCATGAGCCCATGCCGGCCAACGTGCTGGCAAAGGTAAGGCAAGCCGCGAAGCCGATTGCCATGAGCAAGTTTGGCAAACGCATGGCGGAGCAGGTCGGGCTGGATTGTTGGTACGTCCCTCACGGCGTGGACACCAACATTTTCAAGCCGCTTGACCGCGAGGAAGCGCGCGAACATTTGAAGTGGCCGCAGGATAAATTCATCGTGGGCATGGTCGCGGCCAACAAGGATAACCCTTCGCGCAAGGCACTTTATGAGCAGATTGCCGCCTTTGCCGCGCTCCATGCCAACCATCCTGACACGTTGATGTATCTGCACACGGACGATGGTACGCGCGGGGGCAACGGCGTCAACCTCATAAAGTTTATCAATCGGATGGGCTTGAAAATCGGCGAGGACGTTCTAATTGCCGATCCTTATATGTATGGGCTTGGCTATCCTGATCAATTTATGGTTGATGCCTATAATGCGATGGATGTTTTGACTAATGTAAGTTTGGGCGAAGGTTTTGGCGTTCCGATTCTGGAAGCGCAGGCTTGCGGAACGCCGGTGATCGTGGGCGACTGGACTTCGATGAACGAGTTATGTTTTGCAGGCTGGAAGGTGCTAAAAGAAGAAGCGCTGCCGGTCTATCACGACTTCTTTGACGCGTTCCAATGGCAGGCGACCACAGCCGCGATCTATGACCGAATGGAACAGGCATACGCAGCGAAGGGCGATTACGAATTGCGCAATCAGGCAAGACGGGGCGCACTGCCATACGACGCCGATGATGTTACCAGACAGTATTGGAAGCCGGTGCTGAAAGAGATGCAAGAGATTATCGAGGGGCTGAAATGATAAGCATTGTCACTCCGTTTCATAACTGCCCTGAATTGATACCTGACTACGAAAAGGCGGTACAAGGTTCACAAGTGATCGTGATTGACAACGCAAGCGATGACGATACTGCCGTCAAATTGCAAGAGATGATTGAGCGGTTAGGCAATGGCAGTAAGTACATTCGCAACGACGTGAACCAGGGATACAGCAAGGCGAATAACCAGGGGCTTGCGGTTGCAGACGGTGAAATAGTGGTGTTTCTCAACTCGGACATTGTAAGTGTGGGCAATTGGTTAGATAGAGTAAAGAACGCTAAAAAAGGCGCATTTTACGCTGCTACAACCGGTGTAAGAACTGTTGACGGTGAAGCAATCCGGTATCTTGAAGGCTGGTGTTTATTTGGGCACAAAAGCGATTTTGAGATGATAGGCGGTTGGCGTGAGGATTGGGAAGGCATGTATTGGGAAGACAATGAACTCTGTTGGCGTGCTGAAAGAGCGGGGCTGGAATTGAAACAGAGTTATCTTCCGCTGTTGCATTTATCGAATTACACATCTATCAGAACTCCAGGAGCGTATGACAAGCGGCCATCGAATCAAGCGCAATTTGAGCGCATTGTGAGAGAGGGTAGGAATGCACGCTGAAGCATGGGGCTACCTGTTGGGCGAATCCAAGAAACTACCGGAAGGTTTGAAGGTGGTTGAGTTTGGCTCTCACGATGTGAACGGCAGTCCACGCCCGTTATTCGCAAATTGCGCTGAATATGTCGGTGTTGATATGTGGGCAGGAAATGGCGTGGATTGGGTCGGAAAAGCACAGGATTTTGACGGCAAGGGCAAGTTTGACGTAGTTATCACGGCTGAAGCGATGGAACACGATCCGGACGCGCAAGGACAAATTGAGAGCGCATGGCGGGCATTGAAACCAGGTGGGGTGCTGATTCTCACAGCAGCAGCCGAACCGAGAGCACCGCATAGATGCAGCGGTTCATTGGGTGACATGGGCGGTGAACATTATGCAAACATTGACCCTGCCACTTTGCGAGAATGGCTTGCGGATTGGTCGGATGTAGAAGTATTGCACGATAGGGCGCACGGTGACGTTTACGCTCACGCCGTGAAAGGAAGTTGATTATGGCACGAACAGGAATGCAGACACTAATTGACACGGTACGCGGGTTTGCCAACGCCGCCCCTGACGAATGGGAAGTTTCGACCGACTCGTCTATCGTCACCTATTGGAGTGATGATGAAATCCAGCGTGTGTTAGACCGGCACAAGGTCGAGCACATTCACGCGCCGCTTGAACCGGTCACCTCTTATTCAGGCGGTAGCGCGGTTGTGTTGCAATATCGGACAGGGATTGGCAACATTGAAGGCGGCACGTTAT